GTCAAGATTTGGGTAGAAGAGGACGCCGAAGAGGCGAAGCAGCGATACGAGGGCCAGACGCCTGAGCAGCTAATCATGCTGGTACAGGACGGCTGGCAGCTTGAGAGCGAGCCCGAGCAGGAAGAGGAGGGCACGATTGCCTTCACCGTCCGCAAGGAATCGCGCACCAAGCGTATCAAGGTCGCCGCAGTCGCCCCGGCTGAAATGCGGGTTGACGTGAATTCCAAGTGGGACGACGAGCCGGCCTGTATCGGCCAGAAGTTCTACCGCCGCCGCTTTGAGTGGGAGGAAGACGGCTACGACGTGTCGGACGTGGGCAACGGCTCGGCGCGCATGGACGAGGAATCCATGGCGATCCTGGGCGAGGCGGACGACGCCACCCAGGGCGCCGCCCACGAATCGCACGAAATGATCGAGGGTGCCGAGGTCTATATTCGACTCGACGCCAACGGTGACGGCATCGCCGAATGGCTGAAGATTTGCCTCATTGAGGACAAGCTGGCCCGTTACGACGACGGGAAAGCGGCCATTGACGAGGTGGACGGGCATCCCTATGTGTGGATCTGCCCCAACCCTCGCCCGCATGCGTTCTTTGGCGACTGCCCGGCAGACTACGCCTACCAGCCCCAGCGGCTGCGCACGACGACGGTACGGGCGATTCAGGACAACATGTTGCTCGGCGTGAATACGCGTCTGTACGTCAATACGCGGGCTTCCGTGAACATTGACGACGTGCTTGATTCTCGCCCTGGTGGTGTGATTCGTGGCGAAGGGCCGGCGTCTGAGGCGATCTCCCCCGTGGCGCAGCCGGTCATGGGCGCGCCGGCATACGAGTTCAACGAATACATTGCGAGCTGGTCGGAGAACCGCACCGGCTTCAACCGCTACTCTGCCGGCACCGACGCCAACGCGATCAACAAGACCAAGGGCGGCGTGGAGCTGCTTACGTCCAAGGCCGATATGCGTATGGGCCTGATGGCCCGTCACTTCGCGGTCGGCATGCGCAAGCTGTTCGCCAAGATGCTGAAGTACTCCATCCAGTATCAGAATGTTGCTGAGATGGTGGCGATCAACGGGCAGTTTGTCCCGATCAACCCTAGCGAGTTCCGGGACCAGTTCCGCACGAAAATCAATGTTGGGCTGGGCACGGGCTCGAAAGAGCAGCAGGCGCAGCGAATCATGGGCCTGGTGCAAATCCTCCAGTTGGGCGCACAGGCTGGCGTGGTCCGTCCCCAGCACTTCGCCGAGGCTATCCGCCTGTATGTGGAGGCGCAGGAGTTCAAGAACCCGCAGCGGTTTGTTGACCCTGAGCCTTCGGGCATGCCGCCCAACCCGCAAGCCTTCCAGCAGATGCAGCAGCAGCAGGGCCAGCAGATGCAGGAATTGCAGAGCCAGGTTCAGCAGCTCACGCAAGAGAACCAGGCCCTGAAGCTCGACACGCGCAGCAAACAGGCCGATATCGCGCTCAAGGGAGCCGATCTTGAGTTGAAGGCCAAGCAGATTGACCAGCAGGGCATGAAGACAGCCGCCGAGTTGAGCATGAAGCGCGAAGACCAGCACGTTAGCCACATGTCCGAAGCCCAACGCATGGCACAGGAAGCCCGTGCCGAGGGCAAAGACGACGATATGGCCGAACGTCTGAAACAGGTCGAATCCATTTTGGAGCAGTTGCTAACCGCGCTGGCTCCGCAACCCGAAGGAGCTTGAGGAATGTCAGCAGCAGAAGTTAAGGCTCCGCAGACAGCGGCCTTTACCACGTCCGGCGATATCACTGTTGCGGCCGGTTCGCAGGTGACCGTTGGCATCTACTCGGACGAGGCGGGCGGCATCGGTGGCAATGAGTGGGTGAATTTCTTTGTGAAAACCCCGGCCACCCCAATCGACAACCTTGCTTTCACCCTGCGCGGCGGCAAGTTGCAGGAGGTGGTTGTCGGCCCCTGCACGGTCTACGGCGTGAAGGGCGTCACTACGCGAAAGATCGGCGTATTCAAGGACGTTGGCTAAGTGAGTGACGTAATCGAGGCCCAGCGCGGGCAGGCGGCCGAAGCCGTCCTGAACAGCGCGATTTACCAAGAAAGCTATGCCAAGGTTGAGGAGGAGATTACGCGCAAGTGGCGCGACTCCCGCGACCGTGACGAGCGCGAGCAGCTTCACCAGATGCTTTTGATGATGGGCAAGGTTCGGGCCGTGCTGGAAGGCACGATGCGCTCGGGCAAGGTCGCCGCCGCCGAACTGGCGCGCAAACAAACACTAGTCGAGCGGGCGCGCAAAGCGATTCGCGGCTAAGGAATCCCTACGGGGATCGAGGCAGGGCATGAGGCCTTGTCGGAACACAAGGAAGTGCAATGAACATGGAAGGTGACGGTCCACAGGACCAGCCGGCCGAAGGCGTTTTGTCTCTCGATGCTCTCGCAGAGGGCATGGACGAAGAGGCCGCGCCGGAAGAGTCGGAAGAGGGCGAGGAATCCGACGAATCCGAAGAGTCGGAAGCTGAAGAGGAAGGCGAGGAGTCCGAAGAGCAAGAGGAGGAGCCCACCGTCGTTATCAAACACGACGGCAAGGACGTAATCCTTAAGCAGTCGGAAGCCTTGGCCCTGGCTCAACAGGGATTTGACTACAGCAAGAAAACGATGGCGCTCGCGGAAGAGCGGAAGGCGCTAGAGCCGCTGAAGGCCGAAGCCGAGCATTACCGCAAGCAGCATTACGAGGCCTTAGACGCGACCGTTCAACGCCTGATGGCGTTCGAGCAGTTCGTGAAGGCTGAGATCGGCGAACCGCCGCCCATCGAATGGGCGCAGCAGGACGCCGCGTACTACCTCGCGCAAAAAGAGCTTCACGAATCACGCAAGGGCAAGTTGGGTCAGGTACTGGCCGCCCTCCAGCACTCAAAACAGGAACAGGCCCGCTTGCGGCAAGCCGAAGTCCTGCGGCAGGCGGAGGAATCGGAGCGGGAACTGAAAAGCACCCTACCGGGATGGAATGACGACATGCTCCAAGACCTGTCCGCCTATGCCGGCGAACACGGTCTGACGCCGGAATCGGCCGAACGAGCATTGCTCTCGCCTGGCTTTTGGAAGTTGGCGCAGAAGGCGAAAGCCTATGACGACCTCCAGAAGAAAAAGGCGGAAATGAAGCCGGTCAAGGAACTGCCGAAAGTGCAGAAGCCTTCCGGACAAAACCAACCCCCCCAGCTTGCCAAGCGGCAAGAGGCGATGAAGCGCCACAAGGCGAACCCGTCTCTCAAGTCGCTGGCAGACCTTCTGTAAAGGAATACGGAAATGCCCAGTGGAGTCCTGCTTACCCCCGCCATCGTCAAGGTCAAAGAAGACGTTGTCGAGCAGATTTTCAATTTCAACCCGTCCGACGCCCCGCTTTGCTCGATGATCGAACGCTCAACCATCGACAATGTGTACTTCGAGTGGCAGCGCGACACCTACCGCACCCCGGATCAGACCCGTGGCGCCATTGAAGGCGCGGATGCGTCCTACTCGGCCCCGACCGAGCCGACCTTGCTCAACAACCGTACCCAGATTTTCCAGGATACGGTGAGCGTGTCGAACACCGCCGAGCGCGTGAAGAAGTACGGCCGCGATTCGGAATCCAAGCGTCTGCGCATGAAGAAGATGATCGAGCTGAAGCGTGATATCGACGCGGCGGCTACGGCTTCGGGCGCGACGGTCACCGACAACGGCGCTGTCGCCGGCAAGATGCGCGGCCTTTATGGCTTCATCACCAACGACCGCGTTATCGGTACCTCGCCGGACCCGACGACCAACACCGCCCCGGTGGCTGGCACGTTGACCGCGTTCACTGAGGACGACCTGAAAACCGGCTTCCAGACCTGCTATGAGAATGGCGGCGAAGGCTCGGTTGTCCTGTGCTCGCCCGCCCACAAGGTCCGTATCTCGGGCTTCACGGGTCAAGTGCAGCGCATGGCGGACGTGGCAACTAAGGGCGCGGTGACGCTCAATGCCTCGGTGGACTTCTACAAGTCTGACTTCGGCGTTCACAAGATCGTCCCGAACCGCATCCAGGCCGGTTCTACCGCTGGCCTGCGCAATACGGTCTACATCATCGACCCGGACAAGATCAGCCTCGCGGTCCTGCGTGGCTTCGAGTCCGAGCAGATGGCGACCGTTGGCGATGCCAAGAACTGGCAGGTGCGCACTGAAGTCTCGCTGCGCGTGAGCGACGAAAAGCCGCTCTACGCGATCCGCGACTGCACCGTCTCGGGCGCGTAAGCGTCCGGTCACAAGGAAGTGACACAGGGGCCGGGTTCGCTCGGCCCCTTTTCTTTTTGAGGATCGCATGGAATTCAGGCTAGAGACTGTTGACGAGCACCGAATCGCCGGCATCCATGAGGCCAAGCT